GTTCACAAAGAACTAAGATCCAGGACTCTGAACTTTCTTTCTAACTCGATTTTCTTGTTAGAAAGAGAAATACGTTTAGCATTCATTGGTGACTTTGTTTCAGGTATCACCCTATGCTTGAACATTGTATCAACACTTTTAATGTTATTGTATTTCTGTTCATTTCTGAATCTTAGTTTGAGTAAGAAAGCCTCATCCCAGCATCTCGGCATCTCTTCGAAGCGTTGATTGATGGGTCTAGACAATTCTTGACAATGGCTGTTCAATAAATATGTAGCAGTCTTCTTAGGAATGTAATACGTCTTATCTTTTAACCTGTTGATCAAATTCCAGTTCAGTTTACAGTTCTTATGTGCTTTTATGAGAGTTCTTTTCGCATTGCTTGGCAAGATTTCACACTTACGTATTACCTCAGGTAAGCTCTCAGTTTGTAGGATCTTTTTACCCTCACTGATGAGTTTCTTTTGCCTGTTTCGTAAGCTCTTATTGTGTATTTCTGTTCCACGCCTTGCTGTATGGCCAGAGCGTAACATATATAATTCCCGCTCACACTTAAGTGCCATAACAAAGTCATCAAATTTAATGTTCTTGGTTGATGACTTACCATCTTTAGAGACCGTTCTATTGTCTTGGGTTCGTGATTTGAAAGCCTCAGAGTAAATTTGAGCGAATACTGGATCACTATGATTATATGTTGTACTGCAGTAATACCCTCGTTTGAGTATTGCTGCAAACATGCATTTTGATTCTTTATCAAATTTCTTCTGTTGTAACCCTTTTCCTCCGAACTTGATGGGTATTGCTTTAAGACCTCTCACATCAGTACGTTGTAAGCCTAAGTTCTTTAATACTGCTGTATTTTTATCAGGTTTTGTTCTTAATACATTTTCCCTTTTACAAATTATAAAGTCCTGTTCTTCAAGTGATCTCGCTCCTGTGAACTCAGAAATCTTTGTAACACAATAGTCAGTAGCTTCTTTTGCATTTGTGCGGACAACTAAGTTTTCACAAAATACACCATAATCCTTACTTATGTAGGATTTTTTGTAGTTAATTTTAAGTCTAATTAACTCAATGATCTTTTGGTACCTTGATATTTCATCAGGTGTCCATAAAGCTATAAGATCATCCCCACATATTTGGTAAGAATTATGGTTGTTTGATTTCTTAGTTGCGTAGTATGCACAGAAACCTTGCAAAAGGGACAATATCGGCCAAGTTGTACCATATCCCATATGTAAACCTCTACATGTAAATTCTTTCTTTCCATTATCAGAATTTACGATTTCTTGAGGTCCTACTAGGGACATAGCAACTCCTACTTCCTTCTTTGTCCATTGCTGTTCCACTGCAATTGTTTTGATAATGAGTTCACCTAGTTCATGCGGGATGTAATCACTTGCTTTGCTCAGATCACAAGAGAATAACTTTGCCTCTGACGCTTTTCTGTTCGTACTCAATTGTATCGAATTATTTCTAATCCTTTCAACATGGTTAGGAGAATACCTCAGTATTTTCATTAACCTAGGATTTAGGATCTTCGATGCATGTACGAAAAATGCGTTATGCTTAGTGGCTACTCTTGTTGAGCAATTTGGACCTGGAATGGCTACAAACTGCATTTGCGGAACGAATTGTTTTTCAAGAAGTTCGAAAGCAATTCTAAAGGTACTTTTATATATAAACTCTGCACTAGTAGGGAATGAGGGAATAAATGCTTGTAAAGCAGGTCTTTCTATCTCTTTAATATACTGTGTTTCATGCAAGTGGTAATTATTTTCTTCACTAACATCGGTTTCGTAAACCATGTTATGTAAGTCAAAATATGCTCCTTGTGCATCACCAGGTATTTCAAAGGGATCTTCATAGAATGAGTCTACATTGTTTTGCTCTTCTATGGCCTGTATAGCTGCGTAATTCTCTCTTTCTCGAACATTAGAGAGCGTATGTTCGTATCTTGTTCTGGTTTCATCTGCAAGCTCTGCCATAAATCTACTTGTATCTTCGGAAAATGTTTCTAAATAAGACATATACATAAGAAAAGCATCAGATGGTATATCCTCAATGTTAGAAGGGTCATTAAACAGAACCTTTATAGTTTCCTCAATGACAGATTTACGTCTGTCCATTTCCTTTTCTATATGGATTATGTGAGATGGGTAGTATTCATCTCTTGAGTATAAAGGTTCTATCGTCTTGACTGGCATAAGTGCGCCGTTATACCACATTCTTTGAAGTACCTCCATTACATATGACCTAGTTCCTCCACACGCTTGTGATCTTTCTATACAGGATTTTAGAGATAGTTCCGGCATTGTACATTCTGCAACCACTTCGAACCTGTTTTCAGGTACTAGTGTTTGCTTACGTATATAATGTCTCAAATCTTCTAAAACTCTGTCTATCACAGGTTGTGGCTTTTCGCAAAGTCTTTCCTTGCACTTCTCTATTAGCTTCTCTTCTTTAATTTCAAGAGGATGTCTAGGTGGTCCTATTTTCTTTGGATCCGTTTTAGGGAAAGGAAATCTTATAGACTTTGCTGTCATAGAAGCTTGGAATAGTTTTGTACTTCTTCTGATGTTAATATTATGTTCTTTCTTATTTAGTCTGGACAAAACTTGCGGTATTAGTTCTTTCCTGAAATCTTTTAATGCTTTTGCACGTAACATATGACAATATTCTCCCAAGTAATCTTCAGATTCAAA